GCCTGAAGGGTAACTACCAGTGGCCGGTTGTCGAGGCATTCGAGGCCACCATCAACGACGAGGGTGTTGCCCTTGGTGACTCCGAGATCCCATTGAGCAAGCTCATCGCCCGTCCCGAGCGAATTGGCATCGCCGTGCCCATCACCCGTGAGACCATCACCGAGACCGACGGTCTTATCCAGACTGTAGCTACAGAATACATTCCGAAGGCCGTGGCCGCTCTCATCAACAAGGTGGAGTTCTCCACTACGAAGTTGAAGAAGTACGCGAACGGCAAGGTGACCTCTAACGATGCCACCAACCTTGTAGGCCCGTTTGTAGGTAAGACCGCCACGACCTACACCGGCGACGCTCCTTCGCTGAAGGACATCCTCGCCCTGAAGAGCGCCGTGCTGTCCAAGAACATCATGCCCGAGGGTCTCGCCTACGTGATGACCGAGACGACCAAGGGTCTGCTCGAGGCAACACCGAAATGGCAGGGCAGCAACCAGGCCATCGTCGACGAGAACGGTAAGATCAACGGCGTGCCCGTGTTCACTACGAGCTACGCTCAGGAGGGCGCCGTGTACTTCGGTGCGTTCAAGTATGCGCCAATGGGTCTGTTCGGCGACATGAACATCATCGTCGATCCTTACTCCCTGGCACGCAAGAACGCTATCGACTTCGTTCTCAACGTAGATTTCGCCATCACCGTTCTTCGTCAGGAGGCATTCGCTATCCTCACCAAGAAGGTCGGCGCTTAAACGTATAACATCAAGAGATAAAGGTTATGAGCAACGTCAGCACTGAATATTTGAAACAGCACACCCGTTTTGATGAAGGCATCGACGACGAAACCTATCTCCGACAGGTGGGCGACAACGCCGAGGCATTCGTGAGCCGTGCTTGCCAGTGGAGAGACCAGGCAGCCTTCCAAGCAGCCGTCAGCGATGGCGGAGAGCTTCATAACCTTTATCTTCAAGCAGTATGTATGCTGACGGACTACTGGATCACTACGACCCGCAGTGCCGGTACGATGCAGCAGATTCATGTAGCACCCATGGGCGTGACCGCACTCATCGCACAGATGCGTGAGCTCGTCCATACTAACGGCTGAATGATATGATCGTGACAAGTCAGATGGACAGCATTATCAAGGTACAGAACGCCGTGAGAACGGCAGACACGTACGGAGAGATGCGCGAGACATGGGAGGACACCATACCCCGTATGCACGCCCATGTGACGTACAAGAGTCAGAGTGTGAACACCGGCGACGGCGACACTGCCCCATCGGGCGAGTGCACATTCGTGGTTCGCTATACTGACAAGATCAAGGTCGGAAGTCGGATTGTATGGGAAGACCGCACGTATCTCGTGAAGAAAGACCCACGGAGGTATAAGACCCGCGGCTATGTGGAAGCGGACGCACAGCTCATAAACATGTAAGCAGAGATGGACGGTATCAAGATAAAGAAACGCACGGCTCTGTCAGCCGGTGAAGCAGTGGCAGGATGTCTTAGTAGCGTGTTCGGAAATGCCATCAACGGCGTTTTCCCCGACAAGGCCCGGACGGACATCAAACTGCCCTACATCATCTACCAGGTAGACGGAGACATGGAGACGAACGACAAGAGCCGTTCGTCGTTCCTCGACTCCTGCACCGTGACCCTTCACTGCTTCGCCACCCATTACGGGGACGCTGTGGACATGGCAGAGGTGTGCCGCGCCGCGCTGAGCGGAAGCACGATTACCCACACCTTCGGCGACGGCAGCACAATCAAGATAGACTGCTCGAAGATTACCGGTTTCAGCGGTGACGTGGACACGGACTGCTACGACAGGGTGCTGAGCATCAATTGTCGGGTGTGCTGACATGGAGCATACATAATTAACGATAATAATTAAAGAATACAACTATGGCAGACGGAACAACATCAACAGCCACTGTCAAGAGTGGATATGTAAACGGCAGCGACATGCTGCTTTATATCGGGGAGAAGGCCATCGGTCACTGCACTTCGCACACCACGACCTTCGACACCGAGACCAAGGAACGGGCCGTGAAGCCTGAGGCAAGCAAGAAGCTGTCGGCAGGACTGTGGAAGAGCACGGGCGTCACTGGGCTCTCCATCTCGATTTCCTTTGAGGGTCTTGCTTTCTACAACGAGACGGAGTTCGGTGTGAAGGAGCTCCTTTCAACGTGGAAGGCCGGCAAGCCGGTTAAGGTCAAGTGCATGGAGCGCGAGGCCACGACTCCTTATCTGAGCGGCTCGTTCGTGCTCACCCAGGTAGAGGAAGAAGCCCCCGCGAATGACGACACAACCTTCAAGGGCACGCTCAAGAACGACGGCGAGCCGGACTCTATCGACGAGACAAAGATCACCGAAACGGTAGCATAATTACTCTCTATACTTTTTGTCATATATCCAGGGGCGGAGCGGCATAACACCGCCTCGCCCCTCTTTCTTTTCGGCCTTTGCCGCTGCACAGCAGCGGCCTGCATAAAGAGCAGAGGGGCGGAAAGACAATCATAGACAATAACAATAAACAGATATGAAAACAGTAAAGATCACAATCGAGAACAAGGAATACCCCATGCGTGCCACGATGGGTGCCATGGACATCTTCAAGAAGGAAACGGGCAAGGACCCGTCGGAGATGAATCAGGAGAGCCCCGTGGACATGACGGCCTTCATCTATGGATGCGTGAAGAGTGCTTGCCGCAAGGATAAGGTGGACTTCCCTTACAGCCTCGACGAGTTTATGGACTCTGTGGACGTGGAGACCATCCTCTCCTGGAGCGATGAGCTGAGCCGTCTGACGGACAACGGAGGCGGTGATTCAAAAAAAAAGGCAAAGTAGCGACCTTCTCAGAGCTCTTCGGCTACGGGGTCGGTGTCATGGGCTTGTCGGTGGATGACTTTCTCGGCATGGACACGGACGAGTTTGACGCTGCCTCCAAGGCCTTCGGAGAGCATGAGGATATGCTTGAGCGCGAGCGGTGGGAGCGGATGCGGCTGTTGGGCCTGATGACCGTGCAGCCATGGTCTAAGAAGAAACTGACGGCAGAGAAGCTCCTGCCGCTGCCATGGGATAAGGAAGGTTCGCTGCATAGCAGCGGCGCACAGAACCACACGGAACACGACGGGACACGGCTGAGCAAGGCGGAACACCGTGCACGGGCTGAGGAGATGCGGAAACTGTTGGGAGAAAGATATTAAAGACTGAAAGGCTATGAGCAATACGACATACAACAATCCTTCACAATATAAGGGCAAGGAGTGGAACGAGCTACTCCAGTGCTTCAACAAGCGCGACCTGAAAGCGTCGCTGAAGGGAGCCTACAGAAAAACGGGCAACGAAATTCTCAAAATTGCCCGTCAACGGCTGATGTCGAGCGGCATTGCGCACGCCTCGAAGCTGAAAAAGGGAATACGGCTACGTGTCTATCCGAGAGGCGGCGGCTTCATGATCACCGTGAAGCCTCACGGCAAGCAGGGTTTTCACGTGAACAGGTTCGGACTGGAGAAGCCAGTCCTGATGTGGGCCGAGGAGGGGACGAAAGAACGCATGCTCCGGCTTCTCCCAAGCGACGGCAAGCATGTTATCAAGACGGATAAAGGCTTCCGTACTGTCGGTGCCTTTACGGGAAGAATGCCAGCCTACCATTTCTTGGATGGCGTTTACGAGCAGGGCGTTCAGATTCTCAACAGAGACATTCCCTCAAACCTCGAAAACAGTGTGATGAGAAAGGCCGGCAGGTTAGGGTGGACTTAAAACCACCACCAAGGCCAAAACTCATCGTCTCCTATTTTTGAGGACATATCTAACACTACCCAGCAGAGGCCAGCGATTGCAAAGGCCACAAGAGACTCGATCAAATGCTTCATGATAAAGAGTATTATCATCGAGGCGATGCTTATGAAGAAGAATCCGGCTATAATTTTTCTAAAGGTTTCCATACTCTGTTTGTTTTGGTTTTATCTATTGACAAAAATAAACATTAAAGCGATACAACGATGTCAAAGGACGTAAAGTTTAACATAAATTTATCGGTCAACGGCAAGGATGTCGTTGTACAGTGCAAGCAAAGCGTTCAGGAGCTTGGCAAAGCCTTGGGCACCATTCCAAGCAAGGCTGAGCAGGGACGCCAGACCATCCTCAAATGGGCCGGCATATCCTCGTTGTACAATAACCTCTACAACGGCCTGCAACAGCTTACCGGTGCCATGCAGCCTTTCATTGCCAAGAGCAATGCGGCTACGGAGGCACAGACCAAGCTCACGACGGTTATGCGCCAGCGCATGCACGCCACGGAAGCTGACACGGATGCGGTGAACAAGGCCATCTCTGCCCAGACGAAACTTGGCGTTGTCGGCGGTACGGTCCAACGGAGCGGCCTCCAACAACTGGCTACGTTCGCGAGTCAGCGAAGCACCCTGCTCACCTTGCTGCCAGCCATGAACAACCTCGTTGTCCAGCAGCGTGGCCTCGGCGCTACGGGCGAGGATGCGGTAGGCATTGCCAACCTCATGGGCAAGGCGCTGATGGGCAACGCTACGGCCATGCGACGGGTCGGTATCACCCTGTCTGATTCGCAGGCCGAGATGATCAAGTACGGCAACGAGAGCGAGCGTGCCAAGGCCATTGCGGAAGCCATCACGGACAATGTCGGCAACATGAATGCTGAGATGGCCAATACAGATGCCGGTAAAGCCAAGCAGCTTGCCAACACCTTTGGCGGATTACAGGTAAAGATAGGACGTTTTTTCAGCGAATATCAGTCTTACATTGCGGGTATTGGTCAGATAGGCATGGCGGTAACGGCCATTGGCACGGTGCGCAGTGCTCTTAGTGGCCTTGTTGGCCGCCTTGGTCTTGTCACCATTGCCACGAGCTCTTTCCGTTTCGTTGTCTCCGGCTTGAAGAGTGTCCTTGCCGCTGCCCGCATAGCGGCGGTTGAAATGGCTGTCGCGGAGCAGCTTGAAGGCAAGAGCGCTCTCGCGGCTGCTGTCAGTACTACCGCATTCAAGATGGCCATAAGAGGCTTGATGATTGCAACGGTCATAGGAGCTGTCATCGCGCTCCTCACCATGGGCATCGAAGCACTCGTAAACTGGCTGGACAAATCAAGTGATTCCTCGGAAGAAGCAGCTTCCGGTATGAAGAAGACCGCCACGGCAGCAGAGCAGGCGAAATCGAAGATGGACGACCTCGCAGCCAACGGAGCTGCTCCGCTCATCTCGAAGTATGAGGAACTGAGAAAGAAATGGCAGGCACTGACCGATGACAAGAAACGTCTGAAGTTTATCAGCGACTCAGCCGATGCCTTCCACTCTTTAGGTGTCAGGATAGGTTCTGTCAGCGAGGCGGAGGATTTCCTTGTCAAGAGCACGGACAAGGTAAGGCAGGCTTTGTACGCCCGCGCTGAGGCGGCAGCCGCCGCCCAGGTTGCGCAGGAGGAATACGAAAAAGCCCTTAGAGCAGACCAAACCGCCAAAGGCGAGGAGCGTAAGGCCCGCCAACGTTCTCTCAAAACGGTAGACGGAGCAGACGCAAACACGAGGGTTCGCGTCAAAGGAGCGAAAAACACCATGACTGCCCGCGAATACTCCGAGGGCATCAGGAGTGGAAAGATTAAGGTCACGAGCGCCCGGTCTTATAAAGCCCGGCAGGATGCTGCTCAGCACCGACGCACGGCACAATCTCTTCTTGACTATTCGGAGCAGAAGAGCCGCCAGGCGAGCAGAACGCTCTCAAAGTACTCGAGCGGCAAGCAGTATCGCGCTTCCACGGGTACCGGCAGCCATACAGGGCATACTGGTACTTCTGGGGCTAAAGGTTCTTCTTCTACAGACAAAAAAGCTCTCCAGGGCTCTCTCGACTGGTATGACCAGCAGATGAGTGCTCTCCGCAAAAAGATATACGCCACGAACGATGCAGATGTCGCCGAGGGCTTGCAGAAACAGTATAAGGAGCTTGAGCAGAAATCGAAAGACCTGAAGGTAAAGATCGGATTAGAGAAGCCCGACAAAGAGGTGAAGAGCTACGTTGAGCAGCTTCAGGACAAGCTCAAGGAGGCTCAGAAGCAGATGGACAACGCCACGACCATCGATGCGAGGGTGGAAGCGTCTGCCAAGGTTGAAGACCTGCAACATCAGATAGATGTCGCTACGAGGGGAGAGGTGACCATCTCGGCTGAGGTCGAGCCGTCGTATATCGTCAAGGGTTCCGAGGCCGACAAGTTGCAGAGCTACCATAACGCGCAGAACAACGGACAGAACGTCCAAGGTCTGCTGGATGCCGGCATCATCGACGAGGCAGAGGCCAAACGGAGGATCGAGAATATCAACAAGCAGCTCAGGAAACTTGGCGTGAAGCCTATCACGATAGAGTTCAAGAAGACAGCGATAGACCAGGCCAAGGAGAGCATCAAGGAGCTCACGCAGAGCTTTGGCGGCAACCAGCTTGGAGCCAATATTCTGCAAGTTGTCAAGGCTTTCAAGGATGTGAGTGCCCACGCTACCCGAGAATTGACCCCCTGGCGCTACTTGAAAACTGACCCCC